GGAGATCGCCGCGGATCTCGGGGTCGAGTACTACTGCGTCATGGACGACGACTACGACTGGTTTCGCCACCGGATCGGACCCCGAGGGGAGTACCTTCACGCCCCTCCGTGGATCGAAAACATGGACGCTGTACTCGAAGCGTTCATGCAGTACATGGATAAATCGCCTCACCTCGTCAACGTCGCCTTCAGTCAGGGCGGAGACTGGATCGGCGGGGAGGCCGCTACGGACGGGATCGAGTACCGCCGGAAGGCGATGAACGCGCACCTCCTGAAGGTAGATCGACCGTTCCGCTGGATGGGGCGTGTGAATGAGGACACAACTGCCTACGTCGTGCACGGGAACCGGGGACGCGTCTTCCTGACGTATATGCCGACCGCGCTCAATCAGAAGTCCACGCAGCAGCAAGAGGGCGGACTGACGGATGCGTACCTCCGCCTCGGGACCTACACGAAATCGTTCTACACCGTGCTCTACGCCCCGTCCTGTACCCGAGTCACGATGATGGGCGAGAAGCACCTCCGGCCGCACCACGAGGTCTCGTGGAATCGTGCCGTCCCGAAGATCGTGCCACAGGAATATCGCAAATCAGACTGACGATATGTGTGATCTGGACGACGATGATCTGTACGTGCTACGCCGCGTTCGGGACCGAGCCTTCGGGGAGCGGAACCGGGACGGCGAGGGTACGGAGGGAGAGCGGTTGCGGCGCTGCTACGATGAGATCATTCAGAAAGTCGCTCACAATCAGAATGGTAACTCAATAGAGACTGGTAACTATGGCCGCTGATTCAGACGGAGAGCGCATCGAGACGGCCCGCCGGCGGAACCTCGTCGTGCAGCTACGGGAGGCCGGAGCGGGCTGGGAGGACATTGCCAACTCGATAGAGCGGAAGTATGGGGAGGAGCGTCTCCCCTCCGGCTGGGACCGTCGCTATGCGTACAAGGACTTTCACCGACGCCTCGACGCCATTGAGCGGGAGAGCGAGGAGGCCGCCAAGAACGTCCGGGAGATGGAACTCCGGCGGCTGAACCGGATGATGCGCTCGATCTGGCAGGAGGCGACCGGAGACGAGAACGCGACGTGGAAGCAGCAGAAGGATGCCGTTGATCGTGTCCTCCGGATCATGAAACGGCGGGCCAAACTGCTCGGCCTCGATGACCTCGGGGAACTGACCCTCAATACCGGGGAGGTCAATTGGGAGGACCTCACCGACGAGGAGCTCATCAGGGTAGCGGAGGGAGAGCCGATTCAAGAGGTGCTCGCGGACCGAGATGGGCAGTAACGGCGCTCCCCTATGCCTATCACACAGGGCGTACTCTTCCGGTCTCGCGGCAAGTATAGCCTCTTCGCGGACGGCGACTATGTGGCGCGGACCTACGCCGCAAGCACGGCGGAGGCAAAGGCGCGGTTCCGGGAGGGGCGCGTCGAGTGGGTCGGGGAGCCCGTAGAGGAGTGGGACACGTTGACTACCGTACCCTTCTGACGATATGACTTGCTTTATTGCTGGCGTTGTGTTCGGGGTCGTAATCACGCTCGCGGTCTCTCAGTTACCACCTGTGCCGCCCGGTCCTTCTGACCGCTACGAATCAGGCTCCTCACCATGAGCAGTCCACACGAACGAGCACGAGCCCTCCTCGAAATGAGGCGACGGGAGCGGCGGCGAGACCTCCCGAAGGACTGGGAGGGCTGGCTCACGTCTCTCTTCCCGGATCAGTTCACGTCTGAGTTCGCGGAGCATCACGCGGAGTTCTGCCGCTGGATCTGGGCCCTCGAACCGGGCGTCCGGCCCGACCCGCTCCTTTTCTGCTTGGCCCGGAAGGGCGGAAAAAGCACGCTCGTTGAGACAGGCTGTGTAGCGGCGGGCGCTCCGATAGAGGGAGAGCCCCGGAGACGGTACGTGCTGTACGTCTGCGGCACGCAGGATCAGGCAGACGACCACGTAAAAACTATCGCCGCTCACCTCGAGGATTCACGCGTCGGGAAGGTCTATCCGGACCTCGCGGAGGCCAAGGTGGATCAGTACGGAGACCGCTGGGGCTGGAATCGGCAGCGGCTCGTGACGCAGAGCGGCCTCATCGTAGACGGCTACGGTCTCTTCGGCTCCGGGCGTGGCGCGAAGTTGGAGGAGTACCGCCCGGACCTCATCGTGCTTGACGACGTGGACGAGGAGGATGATAGCCTCGACGTAGTCCGGAAAAAGGAGAAGCGAATCACTCAGCAGGTGATCCCCTCCGGCGCGAATGACCGGGCGATCCTCTTCGTGCAGAATCAGGTCCATGACAATAGCGTGATGACCCGGCTCTTGGAGGGGCAGAGCGAGTGGCTCCTCCGCCGGAGAGAGATCGGGCCGATCCCGGCCGCATATGACCTCGAATACGAGAAGGAGTACGAGGATGAGAGGGGACGCGCCACGTACTCCGTAACGGACGGGACGCCCTCTTGGCAGGGCTTCGATCTTGACGATATCGAGGCGGAGATCAACGAGATTGGCCCGACCGCCTTCGACGTCGAGTATCAGCATGACGTAGAGAAGGCGGGCGGCGGGATCTTCGACAGCGTCGAGTTCCGTCAATGCACGTGGGCGGACCTCCCTGAACTGACGCGGACGGTCATCTGGGTGGACCCGGCGGTGACAAGTCAGGAGGGCTCCGACTGCATGGCGATTCAGGCGGATAGCCTCGGCGTCGATGGGCAGGTGTACCGCCTCTTCTCATGGGAGCAGGTCTCGACGCCGGAGCAAGCCCTCCGGAAGGCGCTGAAGAAGGCGGTCGAACTCGGGGCGGACAAGGTCGGGATCGAGACGGATCAGGGCGGAGATACGTGGCGCTCCGTCTTCGAGCGGGCGTGGGATCATCTGGTTGATAGTGACGACTATCCTCAGATCGGGGAGCGGACGCCCCGGCCCGACTACGCGGAGGATAAGGCGAGCAGTCACCAGAAGTCCAAGACCGCTCGCGGCATGCAGATGCTAGAGGATTACGAACGAGGGAAGATCATTCACGTACAGGGCACGCATCACATCTTGGAGAAGGCTCTCAACCGGGCCTTCGTTAAGAAACCATTCGACCTCGCGGACGCCGCCTTCTACGGCTGGAATGACCTCCGGGGAGACGGCGAAGTGAGGGTCAGCCGCATTTCATAGATCCCGGCCTCACCCATGAACTTCCTGAAGCGATGGAGCGCGAAGGCGGCGCGGAGCCTCCGTCGATACAGCGGCGTCAAGCAGTCTGATCTCTTCTCCGTCATGGTCCGGCGGCTCGGGTTCCGGGACGCGTTCCGGGAGCAGGACTACAAGAACTTCGCTCAGGAGGGCTATCAGGAGAATCCCTACGTGTACGCCGCAATCAAGGAGACCGCGACTGCGGTTGGCTCGATCCCTCCGGTCCTCTACCGCGTCAACCGGAGCGGAGACGCCGTGCAAAGCGCACTCGACGGCAGAGAGCGGAAGCACCGCTCAGGAAGGGCGGGAGATACCCTCATGCAGAGGGTCGCTTCTGGCCTCGTAGACAGGGAGGCACGGCAGATCATGAACGCGACCGGAGCCCCGGCCTCAATCGCCCGTGACTTCGGGCGGAAGCGGCTCGTTCAGCGCGGCGAGCTTGAGCCCGTCGAGAGCCACGAGGTCCTCGACCTCCTCGAAAACCCCAACCCGTTTCAGGACCGTTCCTACAGTCAGTTTATGGAGGCAACGGTTACGCATCTAGAGATCGGCGGGGAGGTCCTCTGGGAGCCCGTTCGCGGCGGCGGTATCCCGCGCGAACTCTACGTGCACAGCCCGGAAAACATCCGGATGATTCAGGGGGACGCACAGCGCCCGATCCGCGCAATTGAGTTCTGGCGGAACAGCGGGCGCGTCCGGATGCCGTACACGCCGGACGCTCCGGAAGAGTCCGAGGTTTTCTTCGTTCGCTACTTTCACCCGCGCAAGCCCTTCCGGGGCATGAGCCCGATTCAGGCGGCGGCCCGCTCGATTAACGTGAACAACGCGGGGCGCAAGTGGAACCTCTCCCTCCTTCAGAACGGCGCGCAACTCAGCGGGATCATTACGAGTGAGTCTCCGCTCACGGACCTTCAGCAGGAGAGCCTCGCGCGTCAGTTCAAGGAGGGCTATGCGGGTGCGGACAACGCCGGGAAGGTGATCTCGGTCTCCGGGACGGACGGCCTCGACTGGAAGCCGACCTCCACCTCCCCGAAGGACATGGCGTGGGGCGACCTCAATCAGGCGACGGCGCGGGAGATCGCCATCATCTACAACGTCCCGCCGGAGATCCTCGGGGACTCTACGCAGAAGACATACAACAACTTCAAGGAGGCGCGGAAGGCGTTCTACAAGGAGAAGGTGGTTCCGCTCACGAACCTGATCTACGGGGAACTCAACTCGTCCCTCCTCCCCGCCTTCTCCGATGATCTCTTCCTCGACTTCGATACGTCTCAGGTAGAGGCGCTCCAAGAGGACGTGAACCAGATGCACGAGCGCATCCGGGAGGACGTGAAGGCGGGCCTCCTGAAGATCAACGAGGCGCGGGAGATCCTCGGGCGAGAGGAGGCGGAGGGCGGAGACGTACTGCTCGTTCCCGGCACGAGCGTCCCGCTCTCGGCGGCCTCCGGCGGCGGCGGACCCGTAGAGGGGGAGGAGGGAGACGAGTCAGAGAGCGGCACTCTACCGTCTCTAGAGGAGGAGTACGGCGGGGACGGCGTTCCGGCAGAGGACCTCTCATTTTTCGACGGAGTCTAGACCACTATGATCATCTTCCGCAACATCGTATTCGCGTTCGTCGGGCTCGCCGTCGTGAGTGCGTTCCTCTCCCTCACGTCCCTATTTGAGCCGGGACCGTGGCTTGCGGTCCTCATCCTCGGGGCGGCCCTCGCGGCGGCGCTCTACTACCTGATCCACGCGAGCCGATAATGGCCCGGACCGCGGAGCACTTCTCAACCCTGCACGAGTTTTCGGTTCAGGGCGTCCGGCTCTCCCGCATCAACAAGCGGACGGAGAGCGGGCGTCAGGAGTACGCGAAGGCGATAGACCGGGTACGCCGTGGCTTCATCGGGAGCAATACGACGCTCGTTCAGAACGCCCTCGAACGGACGATCACGGAGGCGGTCGATCAGGCTCGGCACGCGGGCGTCCCGCAGCGGATGCCGAACATGATTCAGGCGACCCTTCAGGGAGATCCCTCGATCTACCGTCAGGCAATCGAGCGGATCTACATCCGGCTGTTTCTCACGTTCGCCCCTCAGATCCTCGATGAGTTCCGCCCGAAGGCGCTGAAGGACGAGGAGCCGGACGGCGGCCCCGGCTCACTCACGGATCAGGAGTGGGCGCGGTTCACGAACATGGCCCGGACCTACGTAGAGAAGAACGGCGGCGTCTTGATACAGGAGCCGCACCGGACCACGAAGCGCATGATGATGGAGGCGTCACGGGACGCCGTCGAGGAGGGACTCCGGAAGGGCTGGGGGACGGACCGCGTGGCGGACAAGATCATCGAGAACTCGAAGCCCGCCATGTCGAAGGTCCGGGGACGCCGGATCGCGCGGACGGAGACGCTCCGGGCCTCGAACGCAGGGATGCACGAGACCGCCCGGAGCCTCAACACGAACCTCTGGAAGGAGTGGGTCGCCATCCTCGACCTCCGGACCCGTGGTACGCACGTCTCCGCGGACGGGCAGCGCGTTCTGATCGACAACAAGTTTATGGTTGGGGGCTACCTTGCGCAATATCCGAACGATCCGAACCTTCCACCGGGGGAGAGCATAAATTGCAGATGCGTCGTCGTCTTCCTCAACGCCCGTCAGGGCGCTACCCAAAACTGACCCCTATACCGCCATGCGCGTTCACGCCGCACTCGTTAACGTCAGCGCCGACCTCGTCTACGCCCTCGTTGAGGCCCTGAAGGAGCAGACCGTTCCGCCCTCCGGGATCACGATTCACGAGACCACGGAGCGGGTAGACGGCCGCAAGGTACAGCCCGCCAAGCGGGTAGATGAGATGAAGCATGAGGAGACGTGGCCGTGGGCGGTCTGGGACCGTGTCCTTCAGGGGGAGGGATACGAGCGTGAGGCGGACGCTCTCCTGACGCTGACCGGGGAGTTCATGCCGGAGCCTCGTTTCATTGAGGACCTGACGCAGCGCCT